TTTAAACTTGTGTACTATCTCTGTTGCAGATAGTGGAAATGATAATAGAAATGCGATGAAACACATAGGTAAAATTATTTTCATTTTTCCTTCCCCTTTTTCTTTTCGTTTTCTTTATATTCTAAGACCACATCAACCTTTTGTTGAAGTCTTATTAAATCTTGGTCTAACATACGCACTTGGTCAATTAATCTAATCAATGCCATATGTTGTTTTTCGATTTCTGGTTCTAGTTCATTGCCTACAAACCACCAGATGTAGTATATGAAATAACCTAGACCAACCATCATTACGATTGGGAATCCGTATTCTGATATTAATTGTGCAACTTCGGACATTAGTCCCTCCGTGCGTCAATCTTATCATCTTCTATAAAGTTTTCTGCTCTTGCAATTCTCTCTATATCTGGTCTCAGTTCTAACGCTGAACTTACCAGCATATCTATCTTAATCATTTCATTAGACATGGTTCTTGCACGATTTTCTAGTGACTTACAGAACATGGTTAGGGTTTTTATATCGTCCACCACACCCTCTAATATCTGTTTTATAACAGTGAATATGAAGAAACCCATTACTAGACTTCCAGCAATAGGGGCACCGACCTCACTTATTAATCCAAAGATATCTTCCATGCCATTATTTATACTTTTTGTTTTCTCTGAGCGAAAAAAAAGGGCGTAAAAAACACCCTTTTTTGACTAAGTAGTCTAAGTTTATTTCATTTGAGAATGGATTGACTTAATCACTTCTGCTTTTGAACCTGAAACTTTAACCTTTAGGTTTTCCTTATCTGCAAGTTGAATCAACTGAACTTTAGTTAGTTTCTTTAACTCCGATTGTGAAGGAACTTTCTTTGCAGGTTTCTTAGACACTGGTTTCTTTGCAACAGGTTTATCATCCTTGTTAAAAACAAAGTGATAGACGATTGCAAGACCAATTACTCCTAGAATTACATATTCCATAATTTATACCTCTCGTTTATATAATTATTTATCCAACAAAGGATTCTTATCCTTTGCCTTGCCAATTGCAAGTGCAAGAACTTCTAAGTATTTATATACTTTTGCCCACACTTTATCATCTGCTGGTGTTGGAGTTAAAGCAACTATAACACTACAAATAGAGATAACAACTGGTATTATCATTAATATATTCCAAATTCCCATAATAAATTCTGCGATTGCTGTTAGCATATCCGCCTCCTTTATTTGATTAATATCGGAGTTATTTAGGTTTTATTAGTGCCGATTGAGTATTTTGTTGTCAATTTCCATGCAGTTTTTTCTTTGAATGGTATGATTTTGACTTGTGAAAGGGGTGCAACAGGTTCTTTTATCCTATCATTATCTAAAACTTTGATAAGACTCCACTGTTGTAATAGATTACAAATGGTGTTTCTTCTACCAATGTCGTTCTCATCTATATTGGTTGGTTTACCATCAAGTGCAAACAGTTCTTTGAAATGCACAATGTAATACTTACCTCTTTTGTGTAAGATATGACAAGATTGGAAAAGTTCTTGGTCTTTGCGTGATGCAACACCAATTCTGGATAGAGTTTCTCGGATTTTTAGAAAATCGTCCTCTTTTTCAAAGGAGATTTCTACTAGTTTTTCTACTAAAGGGTCTATTTCATTCATTATTTTTACCACCAAATTGCATTCTATTCTTCAACTCACGGTACTGTTTATCAGATAAAAGTGATGCATACTCTTTTGCTTCTCTTGTTGATATCTGATAATACTGTTTGATTACATCGAGTTTCTTTGAGACATAAGGTTTGCTCCATTTGGAAAACCTTTGTCGTCTTCTAAGGGTATTTAGAAAAAATACATATTGAAGACGACTCTCGGTAGAGTGTCGTGTATTCATTTCGTTAGTCAAGAAGATACAATCTTCGTGGTAAGATAATGATTTGTTTATTAAGAATGGTTGATATGCTTTCTCTTCGATATCATCAACCATGATATCTTTTTTGTCGTAAGAGACCGACTTTACAAAATCGAATGGATTTCTTTTAGACATTAAGTGCTTCTTATATAAGAATCAATTAATGCTTGTCCTTTCAATGGAGTTCCAAAGATATAGATTTCTCCGTTGTCTAAAGTTCTTTTAACTGTTTCGTCATTGTATTGAATATCTAAGACACCTCTTCCATTTTCAGTGTCTTGTGGTCTTGTATCATACCACATTGAATTCAGTGAATGTGCATGTGCAGATTTAACACCCTTTGACCATGTTTCTGCTTCTATTTTAAGTCTTTGTTTTTCGACTCTCTCATCATATTGTGTCATGTATTATCTCCGTCTCTATATTCTACACTATGTTTTGCAAACATTTTGTTTGCTTTTCTTTGCCATGATTTCTCTATTTGAATATCAAACCATTTTCTAAACCATTGTCTTAACTTACCCATTATTTGAATTTACACTCCGACATAATCTCGGTTAGACATGCAACAAAGTTAATCTCTGAATCCATTGAGAATGCAGATTTGTATTGATAGTCTGCAATAATTAAGACTGCGGCAGGTACAGAACTAGGTTCTAATTTAGATTCAAGTGAATTGAAAACCTTTCTGTAAAGTGTATTGAAGTCGTTATCAGAATTCTGACCGACCCACTTTCTCATGTCTGACCATTTCTTATCTTTAAGCATGTCGATTAGTGGTGTAAGTTTCTCTTCAGACAATGTAGATAGTAATCCACTATCGATAACACCACTTGCACCATATCTTTGAATTTCATTTAGACATCTTCTGAAATCTGGAAAGAACTTCATAATAAGTTCTGCAAGGACTTGACTGTCTGCTTCTATGTTCTCAGTTTCACAAATCTCTCTACATCTTTTCATCATCTGTTTTGCAAGAGCAGGTCTGTCTGTTGGTTTGATGAGAAAATCAATTACTGTTGTTCGTGAATGTAAAGGTGGAATAATCCTGTTCTTGTAATTACAAGTAAAGATAAATCTGCAATTAGATGAGAACTCTTCTATAAAGTTTCTCAATGCAGGTTGCACTGAATCAGCAGATATATAATCTGCCTCATCTAGTATCACAACTTTAGGTCCACCTGAAAGTGATACTGTTGATGCAAAGTTTTTGATTTTAGTCCTGAGAGTATCAATCAATCTGCCCTCATCTGAACCGTTTATAACAATGAAGTCTGCACCAAGTTCATTACATAATGCTTTTGCAATGGTTGTTTTACCACAACCTGCAGAACCACATAACATAAGATTTGGTATTTGTTCTTGTTTAACAAACTCTCTGAAAGTAGATTTGATTGATTCAGGAAGAATCGTGTCCTCAATATTTTGAGGACGATATTTTTCTACAAATAAAAATTCTTGATTCATAATTAGATGTTAAAACCCCTCCGAATTAACTGTTGTAAGAACCCTTGAAGATTGATGAGATTTCTTACATCCCGAGTATAGAGCTGAGACTAATTTAACCCTATTCACACTATTATATATATGTCTATTGACCATATTTTGAATCAGGTTCAAGTGCAATAAAGTATTCTAACTCTATATCTTTGTTATTGAAATGTGAAATACCTTTAGAAGATACTGAAACTGAATAGTTTCCTTCTAACACTTTCAAATTATCAATCTTGAAATTGAAAGTAAACGGTGTTCCGTCTCCTGTGCCTACAGTTCTACTGAATGAATTAGATGTTGCATTCTTTTTGTCGGTTACTTCCAATGTCATGGTAGTTCCGTCAGATTTAAGAATCAAATCATTCACTCCTAGAACACTAGCAGCTTTGTTTAAATCATTTAGAAGTGAAGATGAAACATCAAAAGATACTTCTGCATCTGGCATTGTTATCATCTTTTCTGGTGAGGTCACCATTCCTTCACTTGCATAAAAGTATGCCAATGCAGAATTTGTATCTGAGATTGTCACACTTGCATCACCGAATTTAAAGTCTGCATCTTCTAAAAGAGAAGTTGCACCTAAGAATTCAGGTAGATTGTAGATAGAGAAATCTTGTGGAAACTCTTCGTCTACTGTTGCAACTGCCAGAATATTTTTCATATTTGAAATTGTCTGCAGTTGTTTACCACTGGTAACTTTAATACCAGAATTTATTG